CGCCCTGCGGGCCGGGCTCGCCCTTGGGCAGAGTCAGGCAGAGCTTGCCGTCCCGGATGCCGGCGGCGGGTGTGTCGCCGGTGGTCACGGTGCCGATGCCCTCCACCGCCGCGCCGCAGGCGGCTGCGATGCCGTCCTCCATCCGGTTGAGCACGTCGGGCAGGCTGACTTTCATGCCGGTGACGAAATGCTGTTTCACATACTTCATGGTGTACCTCCGTTACAAAGTCGTGTTTTCGAGGACGGTGTCGCCCAGGGTGTCCTCTCCGGTGTCAGCGGTCGAGGCCGAGGGTCCCAGCAGTTCCACCTGCATCTGGATGCCGCCCTCCGGGACCTTCTCGGCCCAGAAGGTGATCGTGCCGTCTTTCGTCTCGCAGACGCCTGCAAGCCCCGCCGCCACCGCCACGGTATAGGTCTCCGGGGTGGGTACGGCGGAGGGGACGTTTGCCTCTCTCGCCGCCCGCAGCTGGGCCGTCTGCTTGTAGGCGTAGCCGGGTACGTCGGTGCATTCGGCCCAGCCGTCCGCCGGGAGGGTCACGGGCCAGATGCCCAGATAGCCGCCGGTGTAACTGGCCAGCAGGCTGTCGCAGAGAGCCGCCGTCTCTTTGGCTTTCGCCAGCGCCTGTCGGCCCAGCTCGTCCATGGGGATGCCGGTGACGCCGTCCCGCATGAGGCCGCACAGGGCCTCGTCCGCCCGGGTGTCGGTGAGGTTGGCGGTGGAGACGGAGGTCTGGCCCGCCGGGCGGGAGACCTCGGCGAGGCAGAGGTCATAGACCATCTCGGTGCGGGAGAGGTCCGGGCCTGCCGGCTCGGAGGACGGCGCGCCCTGCAGCACCTGCAGAGAGGTGCTGCGGCTGGTAGCGTCGTACCGGAGCACGACGCGGTCGATGCGGGGCAGAGCGCTGTCCGCGAGGGGCAGCGTGAGGGTCTGGGCCTCCCGCATAGTGACGCTGAGGCCCACCCACCGGCTGACGTGCATCCACGCCTGCCCCGCGCTGACGGTGAGGTCGGTGCTGCCATCGGCGGCAGCAGCCACCGCGAAATCAATGTCGGTGCTGTAAACGCCGCTGGTGCGCCCGGCAAAGTAGGCCGCAGCATCCTCGGCGTCATAGGTGATGCCGCCCAGCGGGTAGGTAATAATTCCGGGGGAGCTCAAGCTATCGCCTCCTAGATCTTGCGCCAGACCGGCGTACCCAGCCGCGCGGTGCGGGTGGTGCCGTCGGTCTGGCTCTGAATGATAATGTCGGCCACCCGGACGGTGGCCTTGTAGCCGAGGTCGGGCAGAAAGCAGCAGCAGACGTCACCCGGCTCGAGGCCGTCGGCGTCCAGCGTCATCTCGATGCTGCCGGTGCGGAGCTGTTCGAGGAGCTTCGACGCGCCCCGATCAGCCAGCTTCTTGAGGTAGCTGTCGCTGGTATTCGTCTCGCCGTCCTCGGGCTGGATGTCCCGGGCGTCCACGATCATCTCCCGGCGCTCTGCCCCTTCGGCTTCGGTGTCGCCCACCCAGACCATGGCCCGGCTGCTGCCCTCGCCCGCCCCCAGCACGAGGGCCACGTTGGCGTAGCTGCCATCGCCGAAGGCCCAGGCGGCCTCCCGCAGGCTGCCCCACCGGGGCGAGAAGCGGTTGTTGGGGTCGGCAGTAGGCCGCCAGACCTCGAACATGAGTTTTTTCGCGCTGTTTTTACCCATGAGGACGACCCGGAAGCCCAGGTCGCAGGCAGAACCCACCGTCTTGAAATAGTCGAAGAGTGCAGCGCCCGAGGTCTGGTTCTCGAACTTGGTGTCAAAGCCCTTGGCCTCGGCCACCTCCAGCCGGGGCCAGGGGGCAGCGCTCCTGGCCAGGGCCAGCATGGCGGTCTCGGCATTCTCGTTCTTGATGGCCGAGATGCTGACCCGCTTGGTGTAGATCCACGTGGCCGGGTAGCCGGTGACGACCAGATTCGCGTCCTCGTTCTCGTTGGAGCGGTGGCAGATGCGCATGGGGATCTTGACCGCGGCGTCGGTGCGGACGAGCCAGCGGCCCTCCCGCAGGAGCGAGAGGTTCTCCTCGGTGGGGCGGACTTCCAGAGTGAAGCTGCCTTCGGAGTTGTAGGGCTCATCCCAGTACACCGACACCCATACGTCGATATTCCCGAGGCGGGCAAGGGTCGTTTCATCCAAGACGTCGAATGTCATTTCATCACCTCCGGCAGGATGCCCACCACCATCGGGTAGAAGGAGATGGACGCCTGCAAGCCCTCCCTGCCGCTGGCGGCGTCGGCGGTGAGGACGTTATCGCCGGGGTGCAGCTCCATGAGGTCGCTGTCCTCGTCCAGCAGGGCGAAGGCGTTGGTCTCCACGCCGCCGGAGATGAGCTTGACGGCCAGACGGTCGGTGGTGGTGCGGTAGATCTCCAGCACGTTCCCCTTGTTCAGGGTGGTGTCAAAGCCGATATGCTCCCCGGTGACGCTGTTGCGGATGGCTGGGTTGACCACGATACCCGAGGAGCGGAGCTTCGCGGTGAAAGGCACCGGCAGCGCACCGGGGTTGCGGATGTTGAGAAAATAGCTCTGCCGCCACTCGCTGTACCGGTGGCTGTCGTAGCAGACCGGGAAGCAAAACTGCGGCACGAAGCCGCCCATGACAGCGTTCTGGCTCTCGAGGCTGTACCAGTAGGGCTTGGGGCGGTAGAGCATGAAGTCCAGCCGGGGGTAAGGGTGGAGCTGGACGGTGTAGGGCGTCTTTTGGAGCACGAACCGGGAGAAATAAGCATCCCCGAAATACATCGTGCCGGAGGTGAAGAAGGGGAGCTTTTGCAAAAACAGATTTGCCTGCCGCTCGCCGTCCGGCCCCCAGAAGTCTGCGATGACCTCGTGGGCCACGCCTTCGACGCTCTGCCCCTCTACCGTCACACCCTGCTGGTTGACGCCCTGGGCCGTCTGAAGAGTGACGTCCACGCCCGAGAGGCCGTCCATCTGGTAGGGGATGCCGTAGTCCCAGCCGAGGTCGAGGGCGGCCCCGGCGTCTGTCACGAGGCGGAGATGGTCTTTGCGCACGAGTGGATGACCTCCTTTCAGCGTTTATCGTTTTTGAGCCTTGGCGCGGTCGGCCTCCCAGCGCGCTTCGCGCTGAAGGTCGGCGGCGGTGTGGGCCTTGGAGTAGATGTTCTGGGTGATGTTGGTGTCGCCCTCGCCCTCGCGGTAGCTTCTGGCCGCAGCGGCGACCTGTGCCGTGCCGGATGCTGCCACCCGGCTGCTCACGGCCATGTTGTCGCTGAGGACAAGGGCGTTTGCGCTCTTGACCAGCTTGGCGAGGGACTTGTTTATTTCAGTAAGCTTTGCGGTGTTGGCGTCGATGGTGTCCGTCAGCTTGTTCGACTCGTCGGTGATGCTGGGGGTGTCGATGCCGAGGCCGGAGCCTCCACCTCCGCCGCCCCCGCCGCTGCCGCCAGAACCGCCGGAACTGCTGTGGCTTCCGCCCAGCTTGGACACGATGGCCGCGATGGCGACGCCCAGAGCGACAGCGGCAGCGGCCACCACGAGGCCTGCCGGGATGCCGAAGAGGGTGGAGGTGAGGGCCGCGCTGATAGCGGCCAGCATCCCTTCGACGGCTGCGCCGATGGTGCCGATCATGCCGGCGAAGCCCGCATAGATGGCCGGGAACATACTCAGGAGGCCGCCGGAGAGGCCGGCGCTGATGGCCTTGGCCGCAGCGGCCAGCGGGGCCTTGAGGGTGCCGAACACGCTTTTCAGGGTGCCGCCCATCTTGACGGCCATGGAGGAGATGTCGCCGAATTTGCCGGTGATCCCCTCAAAGAGGCTCTGGCCGATGCCCCACGCCGTCTGCGCCAGACTGCCTGCCGCGTCGCCCAGCACGCCGTTCAGGGTGTCCACGAGGCTCAGGGCGTAGCTTTTGAGCTGCTGCTTCTGCTCACCGGTCAGGCCCGAGTAGAGGGCGGATGCCGCCCACTTGCCGATGCCCACCCAGTCGCCGCTCTTTACCGCGTCCCACAGGGTATCGACGGTGCCAAGCACGCCCTCGCTGGCCCGGTCTTTTATCTCGCTCCACAGGCCGTCGAGGGTGTCGGCAGCGCTGTCCTTGATGGTCTCGGCCACCTGTTCGGTGCCGTCGGCGGCGATGGTCTTGACGGTCTCCACCGTGCGGAGCGCCCCGTCGATGACCTTGTCCTGCGTCTGGGTGATGACCTGCTGCTGCTCGGTGGTGCCGTCCGCGAGGGTCTTGGTCACGGTCTGGGTGGTGGTCTTTACCCCGTCTACGATGGCCGTGGAGGTGTCCTTGACCGTGCTGATCAAATCCCGCACCGTCTCCATGGTCTGGCTGACCGTCCGCTTGCCGTCCGCCGCGATGGTCTCCACGGTCTTGATGTCCTTGAGCACACCGTCCACCATCTGACGGCTGGTGGAGGTGATGACCTGCTTCTGCTGGGTCGTGCCGTTGGACAGCGTTTCGGTGACGGTCTCGGTCGTGGTGGTCACGCCGTCCTTGACTGCGGTGGTGGTGTCGCTGATGGACTTGATGATGTCCGCCGTGGCCTGTTTTGTGCTCTTGGCGGCAGAGGTGGCCGCAGCGGCAGCGGCGGTGGCAGATGCCGCCGCTCCGGAAGAGCCGGAACTGCTGGCCGCGTCAGCTTGAGACTGTGCGACCCGCTCATTGTGCTTGTCGAGGCGGCTCTGGCTTGCCTCATCTCTTTTCGACTGCTGATAGCTGCCGATAGAGTTGGAATAAGCCTCGTTGTAGGCATCTTTTGCTGCACCGAGGCCGTTTTTCAGAGAGCCCAGAGCGGCGGCTGCACCCTTGATGCGGGCCACCAGCTCATTGATCCAGTCCACCACCGAACCGATGACATTCGAGGCTGTCTTTTGAATGGCCGAAAATACTGAATCGACTGCGGAGCGGAAGGTCTCGCTGGTGTGGTAGGCAGTCACCAGCCCCGCAGCCAGAGCGGCCAGAGCGGCCACCACAAGCCCGATGGGATTGGCCGAAAGCACGGTATTCAATGCCGCCTGTGCCACTTGCAGACCGGTAGCTCCTGCGGCGGCAGCTTTATGGGCCGCAGCCATCGCGGTGGTGGCAGCGGTATGCAGCGCCGTGATAGCTGTAGCTGCTGCCACGGTGGCTTTATAGCTCAGCACTGCCGCCGTGACGGCCACAACTGCCGCCGTCAGGACGCCGATGGTCTCCTTGAGCGCGGCCATTTTGGCGTCGTCCTCGGTGATGGAGACGACCAGCTCGTTTGCCTTGACGATGATGTCACCGAGCGCCGAGAACAGCCCGCTGGTCAGTTCACCGGTCAGCGCGGCCACGTTGTCCTTCAGGGTGCTCAGCCTGCCGTTGAAGTTCTGGCTGGCTTCCAGCATACCGTTGTAGAACTGCCCGCCCTCGCTGGTGGCAGCGGCCACGGCGGCTTCCAGATCGTTGAAGCTGACCTTGCCGTCCGAGATGCGCTTGTAGAGGGCGCTCATGCTCTCGCCGGTGGCGTCGCAGATCTGATTGAGCGGGTTGAAGCCCGCGTCGATCATCATGTTGACGTTTTCCAGCGTGACCTTCTGGGCGCTGGACATCTTGCCATAGGCCCGCACGAGGGTCTGGAGCTTGTCCGCGTTGCCCAGCGAAATATCGCCCAGACGTTTCAGCACGCCGGTGGTATCGTCCGCCGCGACACCGAACTGTAAGAGGGTCTGGGTCCCCTCGGTCAGGTCGGACAGGGAGAAGGGCGTGCTTGCGGCCATCCGGCGTATCTCTTCCAGCTTCTCGGCGGCAAGCTGTTCGTCGCCCAGCATGACCTTGAAGTTGGTCAGATAGCTTTCCATGCTGCGGTTGTAGTCCAGACCGCTCTTGACCACGCTTTTCAGGCTGGATGCAGCTTTCTTGGTAAAGTCCGCGATAAGCTGGCCTGCGGCCACCGTCCACTTGCTCGTGGCTTTCTCAGCCGGGTCGCTGTTGAGCTTTACTTCGCCGGTGATGGAAAAATCTGCGGCCACGGTGTCCACCTCTTTCTGTGAAAAAGAGCGCAGGCACAGCGGCACAGGCTTAGAGTTTTATTTCGATTTCTTTGCGGCAGGCCGGGTTCTTGCATTTGACCCAGATGCCCCGGGCGCTGGCTTCCGGGATGGCCCAGACCGGCAGAGGCCGACCGCACAGGGGGCAGAGCACCGGGGCGCGGTCAGCGCCGGAAGCGGGCCGCAAAGGCTTCGTTGCGGTCTTGCAGGGTGACAATGCGACCGCCTCCTTTCCGCAGGGCAGTGGGCAGCGCGAAGCGTTCCTTCAGCTCGGCACGCCGCTCCCGCTCTTCGCCCTGAAACTGCGTGAGGTCAGCCGTCCGGAACCCGATGATCTTCACCAGCTGGGTCTCCTCGGGCAGGTTCGACATGAGGGCCTTGAACCGCCACCAGTGGAGCCTTGCCCGGGTGAGATTGATGCCGTATGCCTGCTGGAACGCAGCCACGATGGCGGGGCCGTCGGTGACGTAGTCCAGCGCCAGCTCCTCGGTGCGGCTGCTGCCGGGGCGGTCGGCCACCTCCTGCGGGCCTGCGGTGTAGAACTCTACCAGCGCCTTGAAAGCGTCCACCTCTTCCTCCGGCGGGACGGCCACGCAGTAAAATCGGCGCATGGTTTCCCGGGCCAGCTCAGGCAGGCCCTTTTCGTCCTCCGGAAGGCGGAGATACTGCCCGTTGAACCAGACCATGGGCCGGAAATCCCAGTCGATGGGCCTGCCTGCCCACATGCGGGGCAGTTTGTCCAGCAGGATGTCAGCCATTTTCCAGAGCCGCCAGCTCGGTCAGAAGCTGCCTGCGGCGGGCGGCCTTATCCACCCGCTCCACCATCTGGGCGGCGGCAGGCTGGCCCGGATAGTTCACGGGCGGCTTGTGCTTCTTGTCCTTCTGGCGCTTCTCAGCCCGGCGCTGGGCGCGGTTCTGGGGGACGGCCGCCGGGCGGGAATAACGAGCCTTCTCAGCAGCGGCTGCCTGCGTGATCTCGTCGAGGACGTCGTACAGACGGCTGACATCGTTTTCGTTCAGCCCCAGACGGGCGGATGCCCCTGCACCCAGGATCTTGTCGAGGCCGCGCATGGAAACGCGGGCCTGTGCGCGGAGACGGTCGCCCAGGCGGACATTCTCCCGTTCGCACCGGGCTGTCTCGGCCTCGCCCTCCCGGGTCATCTCGTCCAGTGCATCCTCCAGACGATCGAGGTCGTTGGCGTTCAGAAGCGAAAAATCAAATTCCTGTCCATGGATCAGCATTTATCGGTACTCCTTTCTCTCAGCCCGCGACGGCGGTGTTATAGTCGAACTCAGCCGGGGTGCCGATGCCCTTGAAATCGGCGGCAAAGGTGGCATTCGCGCCGGCGCTGCCGCCCACATCGCTGGTCAGGATGAGCGCGCCTTCGCCCTTCTCGCCCTTGCCGGTGCGGAGAGAGAAGTAAACATAAGGCACCACCACGCTCTGGCCGGAGCCGAACGCGATCTTGTGGGAGAGCAGGAAGTCCTGAAACGCATCGCCCACATAGCGGTCGCCCTGAATGGAGAGGGTGCGCTGGACACTGCCTTTGGTGGTGACAGGGCCGGTGCGGATATAGGTGTTGTCCGTGGTGGAGGCGTTCAATGCGCCGCTGTGCTCCCGCACGTGGTCGGCACAGACCACCCAGTTTTTCACGTCGGTCTGGCTGGCCTCGGTCTGGACGGCCAGCAGGAAGTCGTCGGTGGTCTCCACGCCGGTATAGTCGGCGCTGGGGGTCAGGCCCGACAGCTTGACGGCTTCGGTAACAGTCATAGGAAAAACTCCTTTCGTTTCAGCCCTTGGGCTGGTAATATTCGAGCCGCAGCTGCATCTGCATCTTACAGCTGCCCGCGCTGGCCGTGACGATGTAGCCGCTGGACGTCACCGAAACGCGCAGCGGCTCTTTGCGGCCATCCAGCCGGGGCAGATGATGCCGGTCGTTCTGGGCCAGCACCCATTCGGTCAGCTGCTCAAAAAAGCCGCTGTTCGCGATCTGGACGCTCTGGGCCTCGCTGTAGTCGCGGCGGGAAACGAAAATGTAGCCCTTGGCGAGGTTGCGGCCGGAAAAGAAAACAGCCGTCACCGGGTCGGTGGGGCTGTCCTCGATGGAAAACTCTGCCACAGGCTCCGGCGAGAGGCCGGAAATGCGGAAGGCTGCGCCGTTTTCGCCCTGTTCCTCGGCGATGAGGGGGCAGGTCTTGAGCCACTCCCGCATGGCCGTGATGGTGGCTTTCTCGCTCATAAGTGTCCCATCCCTCCCCAGAAAGTCGTGACGGCCTTGGCCCCGAAGAGGGCCAGCTGTTCGCCCACATCAGCAATAGCCCGCTGGCCCCAGTAGGAGCCGCGCAGACCGGTGTCTCCGTGCAGTGCTTCGCCTTCGGGGTGCAGATAATACTGCCTGCGGGCATAGGGGGTGTTGTACACCAAAAGGCCCTCGTCATACTTGGAAGCGGCCTGCACGCTGTTTTTCAAAGAACCAGTGTCGAACGGCACATAGCTGTCGATGAGCCGCGCGGCTTCCTGCGCAAGGGCGAACTGGGCCTTTTGCAGGGCAGCGGTCTTTTCTGCGCCGAAGTCGGGACGCCATCTCAGTTCCATCCTGATGCCGTCCACCTGATATTTCAGGCCGTAGGGCTGGTCAAAAATGGGTTTGCTCATGCCATCAGCTCCCTTCCACATGAAAATGCGGCAGCGGTACGCCCCGGTCGTCCGAGACGTCCGCCACCGTGCAGCAGATGTGCGTTTTCTCGAGGGCGGCATACTCGGCCTCGGTCAGGCTGCGGACAGCGCCGCAGATGAGCTTGCCGCCCCGCTTGAGCGTCCAGTGCGCGGCTTTTTCTTCCGGGGGCAGACGCACCCACTGGGGATAGGGCAGATAGCCCGGCGCAGGCGGGAGACGGACATGGACGACTCTCTGGGGGTCCCCGGAGGCCGAGGTGCGGCGGGTCTCCCGCCAGCTGCACCCGGTGAGAACCTTGCAGACCGGCTGGTCGGCTTCGGTGGCCGCGTCGTGCAGCAGCATGACGACCGTGACGGGCGTCTGCATCAGAAACACCCCCGATACAGCAGGCCGTGGGGGTCACTGCCCAGTGTATTGGCGAGGATGCCCTGCGCCTCTGCCGCCAGCCGTTCGGCCAGTGCGCCGGAGGTGAAGGTCATGGACACGCCATCGTTGGAGACGCTGGACGCGCCGGGCGGCGTGCAGGCGCTCTGCACAGCGTTCGCTGCGTCGATGATCTGGATGCAGGCGTCCGCCAGAGCCTCTGCACAGCCTTCGCACGCTGCGGCGTGGCCCTCGGCCCGGCCAAAGGTCATCCGGTCGATGAGCCGGGACGCCCGTGCGGCCAAGAGGGCAAAGGCAGCTTCGTCCAGCGTGCCGCCGGCGGCTGCATACTGGTCATAGGTGCAGTAATTCAAAAAAATCAGCTCCTTTTAGGCTCCCCTGTTAGGGGAGCTGGCTGCCGCAGGCAGACTGAGAGGTTCGGTCACGCTTTCTTCTTGATGAGGATGGTCTGGGGCTTGGTGACTTTGAAGGCGTAGACCTTGCGGCCTTTGACTGCGGACGCGCCGATGTACTTGCTGGAACCATTGAGATCCTGCACATAGACGGGGACGGCCCACTCGTCGATGAAGGCAAACCAGTTGGGATGACCGGCGATGTACTCCACGTTTTCGCCGAGGGTGGAATCCTCAAAGACGGTGAAGCCAGCGATGCGGCCCACAGCGCCGGTCTGGACGACAGCATCGCCAAGGTCAGACGCCTTGATGAACTCGGGACTCTTCAGCAGCAGACCATAGATCTCGGGCGAGACCAACAGCCAGCGGCCTTCGGTAGGGACATGGACGGTGGAGAGCTTGGTGCGGGCGTCCACGATGTTGCCGTAGATGGTCTTCTCGGTCAGGGCGGTGGTGGTGCCGAAGGCAGTGCCTGCGGTGGTCAACTCCACAGAGCCGTCAGAATCCACCTGCAGCGCCAGAGAATAACCGGCACTGTCCAGACGATCAGCCACCAGATCGTCGGGGACGCTGGCGGCGTCGAAGCCGTCGATGATCTCATTGACGGCCTTGTCCTTGTCGATGTTGACGGTGAGATAGGTGGTGTCGCCGCCGGTCAGCTCTGCGCCGGTCTGCTTGTCGTAGTCGTTCACGGCAACTTCGGTGTCGCGGACAGGGACTTTGACGGAACCGGCCTTGGGGCTGCCCTCATAGCGGCTGTTGCAGATGACGCCGACCTTCTTGACCAGCGTCGCCCGGAGCTTGAGGTCAACCAGCTTGGAATAACGAACCTGTGCTTCGTGTGCCATAATATTTCCTTTCTATCAGTCGATCTTGATGCCGGGGTTCATTGCCTTGAAGGCTGCGGTGACAGCATCGGTGTCGCCGGTGGGCGGGGTGCCGTGCTCTGCGCCGCTGGAAACGTGGACGCTGCCGCCCTCTGTGGCCTCGCCGAAAGCCCAAGGGTTGGCCTTTGCAGCTTCTTCCAGAGCCTTGGCAATGTCGGTGGTGCGGTCCTTGGAGGACTTGAGGGCCTCCATGTCCAGCAGGGCGCGGACGGCCTTGACGCTGCGGCCCTTCTTTCCCATGATGGCGGTGTTCAGGGCCGAGTCGAAAGCAAAGCCGTCCGCCTGTGCCTGCATATCGCCCCGGAGCTTGGTCAGCTCGGCCTCGTACTCGTCCGGGGTCTTCTTGCCGTCAAAGGCTTTCAGGCCGTCCTGCGCGGTCTTGAGCTGGGCCTGTGCGTTTTCGAACTGGGTCTTGAACTGTTCGGCGACGGTCTTCTCGCGGTTGATGTCAGCGCCGTTTTCGCTCATCAGCCAGTTCAGCTGTTCATCGGTGATGCCGGGAATCTTTGCCTTTACGTCTTCACGCTTCATAAGTAAACCCCTTTCTTTGGGTGAAACTACGGTTTTGTAACGCGGTTCGCCTTCCGCATGTTGCTGGGCAGGGTACGCGCTGCCCGCCGCGATGGTGCCGTCTGCCGGAATCGAACCGGCGGCCCGCTGCTTACGAGGCAGCTGCTCTGACCAATATGAGCGAATACGGCATGAAAAAAGCGCCCCTGCCCGGATGGGCAAAGACGCTCGCGGTATTTGGTTGTTAGTCCCAGTCAGCATAGTGCTGACACTTGAGACAGCTTTTGTGGGCTTCATCCCAGCTGCAAGGCGGCTTATCGTCGCCCTTCAGGCAAAGAATATCATCGCCGATGTTGGAAATGTCGAAGCACAAGCCGCAGTCGATTTTTCGGTTGTAAATGGGACAAAACCATTCTTCAAGCTTCACATCATCACTAATGCGGAATTCCATGCTTTTTGACCACCTCCATCAATTTCTTTCCGCCCTCATCCAGCGGGCCGATGCTGGATACATTGCCATCTTGTCCGATGGCGACAAAGCCCAGCTCAGAGTAATAACAGGTCTGTGTACCGTTTCGCTGGGACATTGCGACCTTAGAGGAGCGGATGATGCGTTCGGCATCCATTGGCCCCATACCGCGTTCAGCCCAGCGCTGCAAGACGTGGTCGCTTGCAAAATTTATCTCATTTGGAGCAGACGGGGATTCAATGAGCCGACCTTTCGCCTTTATTGTACCAGCTTCCCGCATTTGCTGCAACTCAGTATTTGCAGCATTGAACCGCTCCTGTTTCCGGGCCGCGTAGCTGGCCTTGCTGCCCTCGCTCCGCCCGAACCCATGCACGCTTGTCCGGGCGCTGTCCACTCTGCCGCCGGTGGCCCGAGTGAAGTCTGCAAGGCTCTGCCGGGCCTGTCGGAGCCTCACGGCGCTGGCGGTGGTGTCAGCCCCGGCGGCGTCCTCGGCCAGATACCGGCGTTTCCATTTGCGGACGGCCCGCTCCCGGGCGCGCTGCATCTGGCTGATCTCGTACCGGGTGTAGAGCCTGCCGTCGTGCTCGATGTCCCGGGCATTGAGGGCTTCAAGGCTCTCCTGCGTCCATGCGGGCGGGCTTCCCAGCTCCGGGAACACCACGAAGAAGGTGTGGCGGCAGTTCCAGCCGCAAAGCCCTGCGCCGGTGCCGTAGCCGGTGGCCGACTCGAAGTCCTCGTAGTGCTGGCCCAAGTAGTCCACTGCGCCGCCCCGGTGGTAGCGCCTGCCCTGCCACACGGCATGACTGGGGCGCGCCCCGCCGTGGGCCGTCACCTCGACAAAAGAGGCCCCCATCTCGTCCATCCGGGCCTCCTGCAGCTTTGCGCCGGTCTGGTTCACGCCGGTGAGCACGGCACGGCGGCAGGCCACCTCCAGCGTGTCCCTGTGGCCGCTGGGGTAGGTGACGTAGGGCATGGAGTCGGCAAGGCCGTCCACAGCACGCTTGACGGCGGTCTTGTAGTCGAACGCGCCGCTGCTCACTTGGAGCCACGCCCTGTCCAGCGCCTGCTCGAAAGCCCCGGAGACGGTGTTAGCCGTGGTGGCGGTGAGGTTGGAGAAGCTACCTGCCGTCTGCCGATAGCCCGCATTGAGCAGGTTCTGCAAGGGAGCGGACTCCTCGAAGGGCGTCGGATCCTTGCCGTAATGGTAGTAGATCTCGTCCTCGGCTTCCAGTGCGGCGGTCGCGGCCTCCTGCATCAGGCGGCGGATCTCGGCCTCGCTCTTGCCGGTATACCGGGCCAGAAGCTTCACCACATCCTTGCGGACGGCCTCGGTCTGCTGGTAGCGCCAGAGCTGCCAGTTGGCCGTCGGCGTCAGGGCGTCCATCTTGCCGATGCGCCGGGCCACGTCCCGCAGGATGTCGTCCTCGGCCTGCTGCCAGAGCAGGATGAGCCGGTCGGGTGCGTGGTCGAGATAGTCCGGGGCCAGCATCAGGCGCCTCCGCCGAAGGTCAGCTCAGGCTGGCGGTTTTCGGTACGTGCCTCTTCGGCCAGCCGGCGGGCATTCTCTTCGGAGATGCCGTACCGGGCCGAGAGGTACTTGTAACGGGGCAGCAAGCCGCTGAGGGCGTCATCCCTCATCTGGGTCATGCGGGTCTCGGCGTCGGTGATATAGCTGTCGTCCCAGTTCACCGAGATGGGAGTGTCGGGGACGACTGTAGCCTTCTGCAAGTCTTTTGCAGCCCAGAGGATGGCCCGGATGATGGCGATCAGAGCGCCCTCGATGGGTATCTGGTTCTTGTTGGCGCTGGCTACGAGATCCTGTCGGCTTCCGTTGTACTCAGTGGCCGTTGTGACTTTGCCATTCTCGAAATCGTACCGGTGACAGCCCAGCCCGCACTTGAAGGAGAACAGGTTGAGCATATCCTGCACGGCCCGGTGATTCTGCTCCACGCGGAGGTCGGGGTTGTATTCATGGTACTCGCTGGACTGGTCGAGGCTGCTTTCCTTGCCGGGCAGATGCACAAACTGGCTCACAACATCGTCGTCCGGCGGGATGGAGTGCTCCACGCCCTTATCGTCCACCACCTTGCGGCAGATGTCGGCACTGTAGAATATTTTCTTGTGGCCGAGGCGGATGTCCTCGCGGTAGTTGTCAAAGGCAAGGTCCACGCCCTGCGCCTCTTCCAGCGCCTCGGCAAAGACGCTCATGCCCAGCCCGCTGCCGCCATCGATGTTCTTGACAGCTCCCGGGCTGAACAGTGCAAACCAGGGCGGGGAGCCCTCTACCGTGACGCTTTCTACCGTGCCTTCCGGAGGCTTCTCGACCGGAGAAAACACCGGTGAGCCGGATGCGGAGTCAGTGACGCGAAACCATTCGTTGCGGATGGTGCGGCGCTTCTCGTCACCGGTATGCGTCTGTAAGTAGACAGCAGGCTTGCCGTCCATCAGACACTCGGAGACAAAGGCCGCTTCGGTCACGACGCCCCGCTCCACCCGCAGGGGGAGGATGCAGGGGGCCGGGTCGTAGTCCAGTTTGAGTCGGACGTCCGGGCCGGGGACTGCCTTGCCGTTCACGACGGTCATATTTTCGACGCTCAAAACAAAAGCGCCTGTGCCGGACCAGAACGCTTTCTCGACCAGCGCGTTGGCATTCGTCCAGAAATGCAGGTCGCGGAGCAGACCGCCCACCTGCTGCTCATCGTCGCCCAGAAGATACCGGGCGGTGGCCGCGTCTGTGATCTGGAAGGTGGTGCGGTCGTTCAGCAGCAGGTTGGCCCAGTCCTCGCAGACCCGCTTGGGCATCCGCAGGGAGGCAATGGTGCGCTTTTTGGTGCCGTCGGCATACTCGGCGGCGCGGGTATGAACGCCGGGTACGTTGCCTTTCCACCATTGCCGCCATGTCTCGATGTGGCTGTAGTAATCGGCATCCAGCTGCCATCCGCGCGTCTTATGCAGGTGATCCAGAAAATCGGTGATGTTCATGTGTTCGTCAACCTCTTGAAATCGCGCTCGATGGTGTACTCATAGGCGTCCAGTGTGTCGATGTCGGTGCTGCCGTCGTCGAGGCGCTCATCTACGCCTGGATGTTTGCCGCTGTAAAGAGCGGTAGCAAGGGCATCCCGCAGGGTAGAAGCCTCGGGCATGAGCCAGAACCGTCCGCCGCCCATCAGGATGCAGGTGAGGCGGATGCGGTCGGTGATCTTTATCTTGGCACTGTTCTCCACCCGGTCGGCCAGCCAGGAGAGCTTGCAGCGGCGCAGGCGGGAACGAATATGGTTTATCAGGGTCTGCTCGGCGGAATCGCAGAAGATGTACTGGATCTCGCCCCAGCAGGCAAAGACCGCGATGCAGAAATCGATGAGCTTGTCGGCCAGAAAGTCGGCATCCTGCGCCACCGGGTCGATGCGCTGGGACGCCAGCCCCACCACACCAGACCAGCCCGGCAGAATGGCGGTCGCCACGAAGGCGTGTTTTGAGCCATTGCCGCCAAAGTCCACGCCAATGCGGATTCGCCACGGGTGCAGCTGCTTCTCGGCGGGCCAGAAAAAACGCCCATCCCCGGCGGCGAGGCTGTCGGCCAACAGGCGGTAGATAACGCCGTTGGCTGCCATCCACTGCCCGAGGATGAAGCGGTTATAGTAGACGGTGCCGGTATACTCTTTTTTCAGGTCGGCCACGAACTGGGCCGGAAGCGTCGGGTTGTCGTCGATGGTGTAGGCCTGACAGTAGATGTCGGCATCGCTGTCGAGGAATTTCTTGAACCAGTGGGAAGGGCTTTCCGGGTTGCAGGTGCCGTCGAAATGGCTGTGCGGACAGGACAGGCGGCTTTTGAGCATCTGGAACACGCCCTCGTCCCAGGTGGTGATCTCGTCCCCGTAGGCGTACTCGAAGGCTGCGCCCTGGATGCGGGCAATGTGCTTTTTGTTGTCGGCACCGAGGACATAGACCTTGTGGCCGAAGAGCTGCACGATGTTGCCGGAGGCCGAGGTGCGGACGACGCCCACAAGCTCCGGCCCCCAGAGGCCGCGCATGGGCTCCAGCACGTTGCGTTCCAGCGTGCCGAGGGTGTTGCCCAGCATGACCAGCAGCCCCTCGCCCCGGGCGGCGCAGATGCGCTTGGGGATGGTGACGGCGCAGTCAAGATAGGTCTTTCCGGAGCGGGTGGCGCCGGTCTTGACGTTCCAGCGGTGGGAACAGTTGCGCAGGTATTCCTGCTGAAACTCAGTCAATGGCACTGTCCACACCTCCCAGCAGCTCCTTCGCCTTTGCCAGTGCATCGGCGGCGGAGTCTTTCTCGGAAGTGTCTTTGTACATCCCGAGGTGTTTGCCCAGCAGGTCGAGTGCGCGGAGCTTGTCGGCCAGCTTCACTTCCTGCTCAAGCCCATCCTCGCCGAACATCTTGACCTTGACTGACTGCACAGCGGCAAGGTCATCGTGGCTGGCATCGGATTTGAGAGAGGCGGTCTTGGGGTCGATGAGGTCAGCGGCGTTGACGAATGCAATCTTTGCCAGCTCGCGCACCACCCGGTCAGTAGATACACCGGTGCGGCGACTCTGCTCAGCCTGAAGCTGGGCGATGAGCTTCTGAACTCCAACATTCTCCAACAATCGCGGCCCCACGGTCTTGGCACTTGCTGGGGAATATCCGGCGCGGATGGCCGCTTGGGTCGCATTCAAATCGACCATGTATTCTTCGCAGAATCGTGCCTGCTTGTCGGTCATCCTCACCACCTCTCCTGCACAAAAATGGAGCAGCCGGGAGGGTGCGGCCCTCCGTCCGTCTGGTCATGCCAGCGCTCTCGCGACTGAGCTACGGCTGCATAAAAAATCCCCGCACATTTCTGTGCAGGGAAGAAAATCTTTGAAGCAGCCTCAGAAAGCTCAAGAAGGAGAAAAGTGCCTGTCAAGCAGCAAAAAGTCCAAAGGAGCAATTCATCATGATGGAGGAAAAGTTTCGGAGGCTGCGTATATCGGGTGGCCTTTCCGGCTCTGCCGATGGTATCATTTTACACCGGAAGAGAGTGAACGCACAATGAACGGATACTGCACAGTTTCAGAGCTTCAGGTGTTCAATGGCCCGGCGGCGCAGGGCGAAAATGCCACGGGAAGTGAAATTCATGTCTGCGGCTACCTGCTCCCACTTCAGGCAGTCCAGATAGTATTTGCGAAGAGCGCAGTATTCGGAGGAGTCCAGCTGCACAAGCACAGCATCAATTTCCTCAAACAGAGCATCACAGACGGCCAGCTGTGCGTAGGCACGGCGTTCGGCTTCTTCTTCACGCTCTACTGCCCGGGCGAGACTCTGACCATCTTTGCTGCCTCCCGGTGCGGCGCTGAGGTTCTGGGTGATGTGCCGGGTGGCTTCCTGCGCCTCTGCCAGCCGGTAGGAGAGCCGCTGATAGAGCTTTTCGGCTTCCCGATAGCGGGAGAGCCAGCTTATTTTCTCTTCGTAGGTCAAACGGCTTCACCCCCTTCCAACCGCTTCAGCAGCCCTTCCACATCATACCGCCAATGGACACGAAGCAGACGCTGCTCCACCTCGATGCCGTTCAGAGCGGCCCACTGCCATGGGATGCTTTTGCGGGTCTGGGTGTTCATGTACTCCAGCACAACACTGGCCGAGATGGCGAAGGTGCGGTTGACCTTGCCCCGGTAATTGATGACCACATGAGCGGTCTGGCCGTGAAACTCAGCTGCATGGGCCATGTCGGTGATATGCTTGAGCTTGTGATACTTCTGCTTCTCCCGGTCGAATCGACCAAGGATCTTTTCTAGCGGGATGCTGGGGGTGTCGATGGTCTTGAGTTTGAAGTAGTGGTGCATGGGGTAGCGGTAGACGTCAAAGTCACAGATGTTGTCGATGGAAAAGCTCAGGCTCTCATTTCCGCCGTAATAAGCGGCTGCACTGTCCTTGAGCCGGTAGCACCATGCATCCTTCGGCATGGAGTTTTTCCAGTCGGCTTCAAATTGCTTTCCAGTGTTCAATCGAGTCTCCTTTCTGCGGAGGTTCTCCAGTGCCCGGCCGACCGTCGGGTCGGGGTAGTATTCAGGATTCCGATACATCGAGTCCCTCCTTTTTTGTCAATCGTCTGCGCCGGGCGGCATCCTTCAGGAAATCATTCCCGCTTGGCTCGGTACGGTCAACCCGGAGATTCCGTCCGCTGCTGATGGGGTGAAGCCTGCGGTACTCTTCCACAGACCTGCACCCCTGCGCCTTGGTCTCTTCCAGTGCTTTACGGACATACACCCAGCTGTAGGCACCGAGGTCGGCACACCTGCTGATGATGGCCAGCACCAGCTCTTCTCCCAGCCGGTCAGCATATCCGGTCAGTTGGGCTTTCCCTTGGGTGCTCAGCTTGCAGATACGCTGCTCGAACTCCATGACTACGGGGGATGTCGTCTTCGTCGGAGTCGGCTCGGGCGTCGCGCACGCAGACGACGACTGTCTTGTTTTCTTTGTTATCTTTGTTAAGTCTTGGTTAGGAGTTGGTTGATTGCTGGTTGATTGCTTGGTTGAGCCAATAATTTCAGTGTAATTATTTATCGTGATAACGCTGTATCTTGGCCCTGTTTTGCTGGTTATACAGTTGGTTGACTGCAAATGCATAAGTGCCGTCCGAACGGATTGTTCAGACATTCTGAGCTGTTTTGCCAGCTTTGCGCGGCTCGTGACCAGCTCACCGGGGTGGATGGTGATGCCCTGCCACTGCTTTTCCTGCCAGTTTGAGGTGAGCAGCAGGTGGATGAACAGCCGGGTAGTGTTGGGCTCCGAATACCATTCCCAGTCGGTCAGGCCGCGCGGGATGGCAACGAAGCCGCGAGAAGGGTCAATGCCCACGGCCTGACCTCCTTTCGAATGGAACGCCCGTATCGCCAGATAGCACAGCGGCAGCGGTTAGAAGGGGAGGTCGTCACTGTCATCAATGATGGAAAAGCCATCAGAATCGTGTGCTTCTGCGTCGGGGACAGCGACCGGCTGACCATCGGGTGATTTGCGTTCGGCGCGATAGCTCTGGCTGGCAAAACTGGTCTGTTGGGCCTGCGGAGCGCTCTGTGCGGCCTTTGCTTCCTGAACATGATTTGCTGTCTGCTGGTCAAAATCCTTCACGACAGCCCGCTCTGCGGCCTTACTGCCGCAGAAGCTCACGTTACTGGCGACGACCTCAACTTTGGTGCGGTTGTTGCCGTTCTTGTCCTGGTACGAGGTCGTCTGCAAGCTGCCTTCGATGGCGATCATGCTGCCCTTCTGGAAATACTTACAGACGAACTCGGCGGTCTGCCGCCACGCGGTGACGTCGATAAAATCGGACTTGCGCTCTTCGCCCTGCCGGGCAAAGCTGCGGTCACAGGCAATGCGGAAACTGCACACATTGATGCCGCTCGGGGTGGTCTTCAATTCCGGCTCGTAGACCAGACGGCCCATCAGCGCAACAACATTAAGCATGGGCCGCACCCTCTTCCTCGGCGTCGCCAGCGCCTACCTCGTAGTCGATGTTGGCGCCCATCAGGACCTCCGGACACTCGGCGCGGGCAAAGTAAGCGGCGGCGCGGTACTTGAGCATCATTTCGGTCATTTTGGGCCAGTAGCTACCATTCTTGTTCCACCACCCGGCATCCTTTGCCATCTTGACCGTGACTTTCGGACCTTCGACCTTTTCGCCGGTGAGCTTGTCCACGCCGATCAGGCGGCAGCCCCAGTTGTCGGTGCCTTCTTCGCCCTCCATGCGGTAGCGGGTGCGGCCTGCAAACTGGCCGCTGTTGTCGATGAGGGCCTTGCAGCTCTTGCCGCTCCATGTGGGCATACCATGGACGACGTAAAGGTTCTGCATGACGAAAAGGTGCGAGACGCCCATGCGCAGGGCCATCTCGCAGGCGATGGCACACGCGCCGGGATTGCCAGTGTAGGTCTGAGGCAGAAAACCTTCGGGCAGCTGTGCCATCGCGGCGGCTTTGGACTTTGCAAGCATCCAGTTGCGCTCGTCAATGGTCAGGCCCTGCACCTTCTCGGCGTAGCTCTGACGGGCAGGGTTGACAGGTGCAGCAGGTGCGGGCATCTCTGCGGGCGGGGTGACATGTTGGTCAAGCATCTCGATAGGGGTCTGGTTCATTTTCTCAGGCATGGTGAATATCCTCCTCGGTAAATTTAATATCGATGATATTTGCATAACGCTTGATGGCGTCAAGCTCGGATTTGGTGCAACGGAAGACGAGCTTCCGGTCCCGGGGTTCTTCCTGGCGAGTGAAACGGGCAAAGAAATCGTCATCGTACTCGTCCGGTGTGTAACCATCGCCGTAGCCAACGCCCGGCTGCACAAGGCTGACAGTGTAGGGGTTCTGCGCTGGACCTTTGTAGTTGTCCGGCATCCCACGAATGACAGCCTCCCGTAGCATGGTGCGGTACTCGGTCATGTAACAAAAATCTATGGATTCATACGGCTCAGGCATGATTTCTTCGCCGGCGGCGGCGTGGACGATGTCAATGAGGCACATGAGCTCACCGACCCGGCGATAAATCGAGTCGATTGTGCGGCGGGTCTCCTGACTGCCCAGCTGATGGCTGCGGGCGAAGCCGGTGAACAGAGCCACAGCATAGTTGACGTCGCTGGTGAGCTTGTTGCCGGTACTGATGAGCCGGAACAGCACATTGTCGTTCCCGACGTACTGGAAAATGCCCTCGGCCTTGTTGGAAAGGTCTTTGATGCGGGCTCTGCGGGCAAGCTGATTACTCATCTTCTCCACCTCCGTCATATTCCGGCGGCTGACGGCAGAGCCGGGCCGCTTCCTCACGGATGCTGTTCAAGGTTTCACATAAGCTGGCAAAGGTCGTTTCCAAGTCCTCGCCGACCAGGCGGGAGTAACTGCCCTTTCCGGTGTCCCATGCACGGCGGCAGGAGAAGGCGATGCTATTGGCGTTTTCGAAATCTGCCTGTGTAGCGTCGCTGATTTTGGAGTGGAGGGCCGCTACCTGCTTTTTCAGGCTGGCGTTGTCCTTGGCCAGTTCGGCATTCCGGGCATCTGCAAGACCCCAAGCCTTTTCTGCTGCCCGGCGGTCAACCTCGTCCTCGTCCACCACAGCTACGATGGGCTGCTTCCGGGCGGCTTCGGCCTCGGATCTCCACTTTTCGGCGTGACGCTTGGCCGCTTCGGCTACCTGACGGGAGCCTTCCAACTGGCTCTCGGCGGTTTTTGCACGCTGCTCGGCCTTGGCCTGCATCTTCCATGCTTCCTCTTCCCGGGCTTCGGCAGAGTCGGCGCGCTCTTTCAGCTGGGCGTTCTGCTCTTTCAGGCCGTTGATGTCTGCAAGAGCGGATTCCAGCTGAGCATTGGCGGTATTCATTGCGTCCCGCGACTCCTGCTCCTGAATGCAGGCGCTCTTCAATCTGGCCTGCGTTTCGTTCAGCTTGTACTCTTTGGCCTTGAGCTGGGCTAAAAGCTCCTGCACCCGCTGGCTGTCTCCGGCGGCTTCGACCAGCTGCCCAGCGCAGCCGCTGCGGGCGATGAGGTTCAAATCTTTGCGGGTCAACTCGGGCAGCTGTTTTAATTCCGCAACTGTTGCGGAATTAAAAGCGTCACCGTTTTTGACCATCGTGCGGGCGCTGCCTTCGCTGAGTCCCTTGCTCTCATACCACTTTGTCCATGTGCCGCCGCCATACCGGCCCGCCTTGGCAGTCAGAGCGTGGATCCGGGCGAGGTAGATGCAGGAAATCAGGTATTCGTCCTGCGCCGCGCCATAGTGCAGGTCGAACTGCTGATCGGCGTCTGCGGCCTGTTCAGACAAATCGCCCAGAGTCGAGAAGTCGAAGCTGGGGACAGCTGCGGATGCAAAAGAAGTCTCCGCAGGAACAACAGGGGCCGATGCGCTGCTCTGCGGGGATAGCGCGGGGGTCAAGCCGTTTGCATCCGCCCCGCTCTCCGAGGTGGTCGGCGTTGCCGCCGCCGAACTGCTGGCAGCAGGGCTTGTCATGGTCGCAGCAGCATCCGCATTCTGGGCAGGTGTACATGAGAAAATCTCCTTTGCTTTTTTGATGTCAGCAAGAATCTTTTTCATTTCCTGCTGCGGTGTCATGTCCTTGCGGCTACCATTCGGAGTAAAGAACTGACCAAGCAGCTCTCTTTTTGCGGCAACGCCTTTCAGATTCTGGGTGCAGGTGATGGTCAGGCAGTAACGGCCATCAGATCCATAGTCCGATGCACGAATATCTTTGGAAAACGAGCCAAAAATCTCTCTGTCTGGATAAGTGTCTTTGATCCATGCGGAGACCTGAGACAGAAAGTCGAAGTCCAGACTATGCACTCGACAAGTGCATTTATCCTTGATAGAGCCAGCGAACTCTGACGCATAGGTGAGGGTCTTGCTCATCCGGCATTCGTAGCCCTGAGTCTCCCGGCTGACAGTTCTAGCACTTTCATCCCATTGATAGTTTCCGTATGGCATGGCGTAGGGGCATCCCCAGCACTCATGGCCGGGTGCATAGCCGGATAGGCGGTTGCCAGTGGTACTGGCATCGGTGGATTTCTTCACTCGCCGTCCGCATTTGCAGATATAGGTAGTCACACTCTCACCTCCGTGTCCTTCAGGCGGTCCAGCATCTCGGTCTGCAATGCGGGGCTCAGGGGCTGGAAGCGGTTATTTCGCCAGCCGTAGCAGAGGATGGTGCCATAGATGGGCTGGCCGCGATAAGTACGGTTCAGGCCCTTGCCGTAGATGGCGTACACCAGCACCGCAGGGGTGCGGGGCAGAACTTTCTGCGCGCAGGGACACTGCAAAAGTGCTTCCATGCCTTGCAGCGTGTCCGGCAGGGTAGTCACAACCGGGTCTTTGCCCGGCTCGATAAGAATACCTTTCATCTCTTGTAAAAACCTCTAAAGTGTGTTATTCTTCGGGGTGATGGGGCGTTCAAACCATCATCCCTTTGCAGGCTCGCCGGTGTTCCAGCACCAGCGGGCTTTTTGTTTACTCGTCATGTGCTTCACTCCAGCACAAGGCTCTTGATATACGGCAGCCAGTCACGCCAGCATGGCTTGGAAAGACTGCGGTTGACAGCGTAGTAATAGGCTGCATTGCTGATTTTGGAAGAGCCTTTCAACCGCTGCTCTTTGACCATGTGGTTCACCTGATTGCGGGACAGGCCCATGCCCATCAGGAGCTTTTTCATGCGCTTGGTCTTCATGCGTCCCTCCGGTTCTGCCGGTACTCCGGCCCTTCGGTGCGGGCGTGGCGGCGGTCGATGTACTTGCGGCGCTGAGCCTCGCGCTCTGCGGCATGGTCGCCCAGCCGGGCAAAGAACAGCGCCAGCAACAGCAGCACCATCGCGGTGATGAAGTCGGTGTCGGAGATGACACCGAGGGCTTCGATGCTGCCCGCAAAGCCCAGGGCATACAGCATCCCGACGGCACCGCTGGCCACGGCCAGCCAGTACCAGACGCCAGATTTGATTCTCATGCGGATGCCTCCTTTGCAACTTCAGGGAAGAAATAGTAGCCGATCTGCTCCTGCGGGATGCCGACGATTTTGCAGATGGCGGCGACCTCATCGCTGGGCCAGGGGGCCGCGCCCCGGATGCGGCGGCTCAGGCACTGGGGGCTGGTGCCGAGGGCGGCGGCGACTTCGTAGTCGTGGAAGCCGCGCTCCCGGAAGAGCGCCTGCAGCTTCCAGTAAGGATTGCGCCGGAAGGTGCCGGGAACGGGGGATGAGTGATTGTAGGTCTTCATGTGATTTTGTGCCTCCTTGTGCTTGGCTCCCTTCTGCGGTAAAATAAAGTGGAAGGGAGATGTTTATAAGGTGTCTGAAAAATACAAATGTCCGCATTGCGGTGTCTCATTCTACCAAACGTCAGACAATACCAAAGAACGGAAAATAAGTTTTTGGCATGACCAAGAGGATTTTGAAAAGGTGTGTGACTATTCCTGCATCAGCGCAGACATTGCGGTGACCTACCACTACTGTCCATCCTGTCACGAATATTCCGTACAGCTTGCCAGCAGCAAGGGACTTTTTTCGTTCAACTATCCACCGTATACCGGAATGGTATTGCCGGGCTATATTCCAGAAGCAATCAGAAGAGATTATGTGGAAGCCTGCTCAATTCTGGATGCAAGTCCAAAAGCATCTGCCACATTATCCCGGCGTTGCTTACAGGGAATGATTCGAGATTTCTGGGGCGTGACGTCCGGAAACCTTGCCGGAGAGATCGATCTGATCAAAGATAAAATTCCTGCCGACCAGTATCGGGTACTCAACGGCGTAAGGCGCTTGGGAAACATTGGAGCACACATGGAAAAGGATGTGAATCTGATCGTTGATATCGACCCCGGAGAAGCCCAAAAGTTTGTCAAACTTCTGGAACTGCTTCTGAAAGACTGGTACATTGCCCGACACGAGCGTGAAGAACTGTACCGGGAAATCCTCGTTATTGACGAGAAGAAGCAGGATGAACGTCATCCTGACTGAACGGGTCATTCTTTGCCAGCAGATCGCCGTCCAGAGTCCAGTACTGATGAACTTCATAGACCGGATTCGTATCCGTGCCATCTCCCGCCAGAGAGACAGTCTCAATGACTTGAATCACTCTGGCGGATTTTGTTTCCTGAGGGATTTTGAATTTCATCCTCTTCACCTCCTTCCATCCCGGCCTGCCGTCTCTACCGGATCGCCGGGCTTTTTGCTGTTGTCCATGTGGTTCACCTCCTTTGAAAATGTAACTTGTTAGGTTACTTAATGGCCGAAAAATACAGCCTGCGGATTGTCGATGCTCAAAAGCTCCACAATCTTTGAGGCCTCATCTGTGCCAAAAACACGTTTTTTGAGCTTGCGGGTTAAGGTTTGCTCCGAAATGCCGAGTTCCTGAGCCAACATTTTTTGGGTGTAGCCAGCCTTGACCATGTACGACTTGAGTAAATTGACGTTTACCACACTTTCACCTCCAAACTGCCTCTTTGTAACTTGTGAGGTCACAAGTATAATAGCACCATATTTGTAACCTGTCAAGTTATTTTTAATAATTGAATTAAAAATATTGTAAACTGTTGGTTTATCTGCTATACTATAGACATTAAAGGAGGTGCTCATGGTGACTGTAGGTGATCGCATTCGACAGGTACGTCAAGAGCAAGATGTAACCCAGCAGGAGCTTGCCGATTACATCGGCGTATCGAAGCAGGCAGTATATAAGTATGAAAATAATATTGTAACCAATATACCGACAGACAAAGTTGACGCCATCGCCAAACGGCTGAAAGTGTCTCCCGCCTACCTGATGGGCTGGGAAGAGCAGCCGACTCCCAAGCCCACTTCGCCCACCCCCATCCCGCCGGGCTTTGAGCCTATGCCGAAGATGAAGAAGATCCCCCTGATCGGCAGCATAGCCTGCGGCGACCCCATTACAGCAGAGCAGAACATTGAAAAGATGGTGGACGTGCCGGAGAACATCCGGTGCGACTTTTCCCTGACCTGCCACGGTGACAGCATGGTGGATGCCGGTATCCACGATAAAGATGTGGTGTATATCCGTATACAGCCGGTGGTAGAGAACGGAGAGATCGCGGCGGTGCGCATTGATGGCGAAGCCACCCTCAAGCGGGTATATTACAACCCCGGAACGCTGACCCTGATGCCCGCAAACCCGGCTTATGCGCCCATGGTCTACACCGGCTCCCAGCTGGAAGAGGTGCACATTGAGGGCAAGGCCGTGGGCTGGACGCACTGGGTGGGGTGAAAAAATCGCTCGCTAGTGCGGATTGCAGGATTGGTTGTGGAGTGCCGGAAGGTGTTCCGATAAAATGACGAGGAGGAATTGTAAAATGTCCTTATTTGGCAAAAAGGAAAAAGAAGAAATTGCGCGGCTGAATGCGGAAATGCAGAGTCTGCGGGACGCAATGCCATCCGAGAGCCGCACACTGGACGACATCAATCGTGAAATCAAAGCTTCGCGTGAAGAACTCGCTCGTGTCCAAGAAAACCTTGAAAGCCGCAACAGCGAGTTGAAAGATGCCTTGGAAGAACTTCAACAGGCAAAAGACCAGCTCATTGAAACGAATGAAGAAGTTCTGATGCAGAGTTTTGGTCTTTATACCCCTCGGTACGCTTTTATGAATGCAGACGAGTATAAGGCACACCTTTTGGAAATTCGTGCCAAACAGAAAGATATGATCAAAGCGAAAACGGCTGTCAGCGGAAATATGAACTGGACAGTCAATGGAAATGCGTCCAAAGGCAAGAAGATGGTCTCTGATATGCAGAAACTTCTCCTTCGTGCATTCAATTCTGAATGCGATGATGTAATTGAACACGTCAAATACAATAATATCGAAGCCAGTGAAAAGCGTATTACTACCTCTAGGGAAGCAATTTCCAAGCTGGGGACCATTATGGAAGTCAGCATCCAGCCGCAATACTACCGCCTAAAAATCGAGGAACTTCATCTTGCTTTTGAATATGCCCAGAAAAAGCAGCAGGAAAAGGAAGAGCAGAAGGAAGCACGTGCCAGAATGCGCGAGGAAGCCAAACTGGCAAAGGAAATTGAGGAGGAACGCAAAAAGCTGGAAAAAGAACAGCAGCATTACCAGAATGCATTGCAGCGTATCAATGCACAGCTTGAAGCGGCATCGGATGCTGATCGCGCGGCCATTGAGGAGAAAAAGGCAGAGCTCATGGCGCAGCTTGATAAGATTGATAAGGAATTTGCGGATGTTGATTACCGCGAAGCAAACCAGCGTGCCGGTTATGTGTATGTCATTTCCAACATTGGTGCCTTTGGCGAAAATGTCTACAAAATTGGCATGACACGCCGCCTTGACCCGCAGGATCGTGTGGATGAACTGGGTGATGCATCAGTGCCGTTTAACTTCGATGTACATGCGATGATCTTCTCCAACGATGCCCCCAAACTGGAAGCTGCGCTTCACAACGCCTTTGCTGATCGTAAATTGAATTTTGTTAACCAGCGCCGCGAGTTCTTCAACGTCTCTTTGGACGAAATCAAACAGGTGATTAAGGATAACTATGATAAGTCGGTTGAGTTCGTAGAGCTCGCCCCGGCGGAACAGTATCGTGAATCCCTGAAACTCAAAGAACAGGCAAAACATCAAGTGAATTGAACGATTTTTGAGGATGGATATGAAAGATAAAAAAACTTACAATATGGAATTGCAAACCGGAGAAGAAACAAGCCATAAAGCAGTTAGTCCATATTGGTTTGCGTTTATTCCGGCAGCTGCATTCGCAATTCTGACGGTGTATGTTGGTATTTCTGAGAATATGGCAAGTGGCGCTATTTTGTTTGTTTCGGTTGTTATTATTTTTTTGATGATATTCGTTCCGATTTCACTGATAATTTTTATCTTGAGAAAAATTATCAGCGCTATTGAAAAGGCGAAACAGTAAAAAAGCCCACCCATGCTGGAACATGGGCAGGCAGCAATGAAAAACTCCCCCAGTGCTGGAACACCGAGGGAGTAAGATAAGCGGCTCGCCCTTGCGGGGGTCATCGCACACTTGGACATTGCGATTATACCTCTTTTGGGCGGGCTTGTCAAAGTGTACCCAAACGGAGGTGTATTATGGGACGACGTACGAATACCGCTGTCTGGCTTCCGAATCAGAACCGCTGGCAGATTAAAGTGCAGAAGGACGGTGTGCGCAAGACCTTCACCAGCGCAAAGCCAGGCCGCACCGGCCAGCGGGAGGCAAATCGCAAGGCTGATCTGTGGCTGGATGAGGGGATCTCGAGCGCCCGCCTGCTGGTGGAGACGGCCTATGTGAACTGGATCGCCGAAGTGAAAATGACCACCAGCCAGTCGAACTGGAAGCCTATCGAGAGCCGCTGGCGGACATGGGTACAGCCGGACCTCGGTAAAAAACAGGTAGCGAATCTGAACGAGCAGATGCTGCAGGCGGTGGTGAACAAAGCCTTCGCTGCTGGACTGAGCAAAAAGACGCTGATGAGCCTGTGCGCTGACCTGCGGGCATTCTGCAAATGGCTGCGGCTGGGCAAGCTCTCGACGTTTCACCCGGAAGAGCTGCACGTTCCCAAAGGCGCCCGTTCTGAAGAAAAGAAGATATTGCAGCCGGATGCGTTGCGGGTGCTGTTCGCCGTGGATACCACGCTCTGGCGTGGGAAAAGAGTCCCGGACCCGTACATCAACGCCTACCGGCTCAGCTTCGTCACGGGATTGCGCCCGGGGGAACTCATCGCTCTGCGGTGGGCTGACATTCAGGGCGATATGGTGATGATCCACGGCGCGATAAACGTCCACGGCGAGAAAACTCGAGGCAAAAACAGCAATGCCTTGCGTTCCTTCGCGCTGACCTCACAGGCAAAAGAGATACTCGAGGCGCAGCGCGAGTTGACAGGAGGGGAGGAATTCGTCTTTCCCATTGAGGCAGAGAGCACCTATCGCCATTGCTGGAAGCGCTATTGCGAGGCAAATGGCATCGAGTATGTCCCACCCTACAATCTACGGCATACTTTCGTCTCGATGGCCAAGACTCTGCCGGAAGGCACGGTGAAATCGTTGGTTGGACATTCCCGTCAGATGGATACTTACGGCATCTATGCCCACCTGATAAAAGGGGAGAAGCAGCGGACGGCTGAACAGCTGGAAGGTGTTCTGGATAAGGTCCTTGCGGATTCGAAAGAGTAGGCTATGGCTGGGTGGGTTGCAATATGGGTTTTGAACAAAAGAAAAGCGCCTAGAAACTTACG